TGCCGGGACCAGTAGCAGCAATTGCAGGGGCGGCGGTTGTCGGCGCAGGCGCGTCCATAATCGGCGGCAGGTCGCAAGCCAAGGCGGTCAAAGATGCCTCCAAGGCACAGACCAAAGCCCAGAAACAAGCCCTTGAAGCGCAGATGGAACTTGCGCGGCCTTACGTTGAGGCGGGTAAAAACGCCATGACGCAGTACCAAAACCTTGCGCCGTATCAGTCGTTCAGCATGGACCAGTTCCAAGCCGATCCCGGCTACCAGTTCCGCATGTCCGAGGGCCTCAAGGCTCTGGAGCGGTCTGCGTCGGCACGAGGACTGCTACAGTCAGGCGGAACGCTCAAGGACATCACCCGGTTCGGGCAGGATGCAGCCAGCCAGGAATACCAGAACGCTTTCCAGCGGTATCTGACTGAGCGCGAGGCGCGCATGGACCCGTACCGTTATCTGACGGGCGTTGGGCAGGCTGCGGCTGCTGGGCAGGCAGCCAACGTCGGTGAGGGCATGACCGCGCTTGGCAATATTCAGTCGGCGGGCATCATGGGACAAGCTAACGCGTTTACGAACACGCTGGGCAGCATTTCTGGATTGGCATCAGACGCTGCGGGCGCCTACGGCCAGTATCAGGCGGCGCAACCGTACCAGAACTATCTCCGCGCCATCACGCCTACAAATAGCGCCATGGGCTTTGCCTCGCCCGGCCAGCGCGCGTAAGGAGCGTCTGCCATGCCTATCAACCCGAACATCATCCTCTCTGGCAACCAGATGGCCGCCCCGCAGTTGCCGGACGTGAACGCCATGATGCAGACGCGCACGGCGGGCATGGAGAACATGTACAAGATTGAACGTCAGCGGCGCGAAGACGCGCTGGCGATGGAAGACCGCGCGGTCCTCCAGCAGGAGAAGACTGCGGCAGCCGAAGAAAAGGCCGTGATTGAGGCGCTGCTTCCTGCCTACACCTACGGGATTGAGACGGGTGATATGACCGGCGCGCTTAACTTGGTGCCGTTAGAGATGCAGGAGGGGCTCCTGCCTTATGTGCAGGCGTTGGAGGGCCAGTCTCCTGAGCAGGTTCGCGCCGCGCTGATCGGCTCGCTGTCGGCTAGCCCTGTGGGGCAGCAAGCGCTGGAGGCCATGCAGCGCGCCAAGAACGCTGAAATTCAGTTTGGCCAGTTGGAAGTGTCGCGCGCCAATGCAGCGCGGGAGGCTGCGGCCGCAAATCAGCCGCCGCAGATGACGCCATATCAAGCGGAAATGTTAAAGTTGGCGCAAGCCGAAGACGCGCGCAAAGCCGCGGCGGCTGAAGCACCTCAAATCAAGACTGATAAAGCCCGCAGCAAAATTGACGACACCCTGTCCGAAATGTTGATGTCCTACAACAAACTTAAGCAGGAGGGGGCTATCGTGTCTACTGAAGCCCCCGGTCTGGAAAATGTTATTGCGCGCACTGGCGCGGCATTGGGCACAACTGCGGGCCGCGCGTTGGGCACAAAAGCGCAAACTGAACGTGATTACATCCAAAGTTTGCGAATGAACTTGATTAACGACATCAAAGCGGCAACGGGCAAATCCTCTCAAGAACTAAACTCTAATTTCGAACTTCAGGCCGCTCTGGATGCATTGAGCGATCCTTACGGTCAATCGTTTGAAACAGCATTGCGAAACCTAACCAAGATTTCGCGCGATTACGGGCTTGGTGGCGTAGCTGCTACCATAGAAGACACCGCTAAAGGTAAATCAGATTTGCCGCCGCCGCCCGCAGGGGCTACAACGGGGCGTATTCCGCAGATCACATCGGATGCCGAGTTTGATGCTTTACCTTCCGGGGCTGAGTTTATCGACCCAGAAGGCGTTCGTCGGAGGAAGCCGTAATGGGTTGGCGCGACGCACCAATTGTTCAACCAGAAAAAAAACCAAAATGGGCAGACGCTCCGGTTGTTAAACAAGTTCCGGAACCGACCTATGGTGAAAAAGCCATGGATGTGGCTAAGAGTTTGGGTACAGGCGTAGTGCGCGGCGGCATTCTGGTGGCTGGTATGCCCGCCGATATTGGGCGTGGTTTAGCCAATCTTGCCATACAAGGCGGCGGTTATCTCGTTGGAGCCGATCAAGCAAAACTGGCTCAAGATGCCGCTCGTGCGACAGCCATCATGGAAAACCAGCGTATGGGGGCGCCTACCAGCGAGCAAATCACGCGCGGTATCGAAAGTGTCACTGGTCCGCTCTACACGCCGCGCACTACCGAAGGCGAATACGCCCGAACAATCGGCGAGTTCATCCCCGGCGCCGCAGCGGGGCCAGGCGGTTTGGTGCGCAAGGTTGCAATGGCTGCTGTGCCGGGCACGCTGTCGGAGGCGGGCGGTCAAGCAGCAGAAGGCACGGCGTATGAACCCGCAGCCCGTATTGCAGGCGGTATTGTCGGGGGCGTTGCCGCAGCAGGACGCGGTAGCGGCGCCGCGAAGGCTATGCAGGAAGCTGCGCCGGACTTGGCAACAGTCAACGCGCGCAAGTCAACGCTGTACACGCAACTTGAAAATTCCGGCATTACGTTTGATGGTTACGATTACGCCAACTTTGCGAACCGCGTAACCCAGCGTTTGCAAAGAGAAGCGTTTGACCCTGATCTTCAGCCTAAGACTGCCGTCCTTTTGCGGCGTATAAACGATCTTTCCGGCCGTTCACCTACATTTCAAGAACTTGAAAATCTTCGCAAAATGACCGGAAACGTCTTGCGTGGTAGCGGCGAACCCAGCGACATGCAGTTCGCAAGCAAGATCATGGCGGAAATCGACAGTTTTTTTGATAGCGGCGCTGTTTCATCTGCTAACCCGCGACTTCCCCCTAACCGCGTAAACGCTGCGGTCAAAGAAGCCCGCGAGCTATCGCGCAGGTCTGCGCTTGCGCGCGACATCAACGCCATGGACCGCAAATCACCGTACTTTCAAGGCGGTATCGAAAACGAGTTCCGCAAGTACATGCGCTCGCGCCGCGGCGAACGCTTGACCGGCGCCGAAAAAGAAGCGTTTGACGCCGTAGCTTTGCGCGAAACGCTTTCGGATTATGCGGCTAACAGAGCTGGCCCAATTGCTGGCGGTGTAGTTGGCGGTATTGGTGGCGGTGGGCTTGTAGGCGCGGCAGTGGGCGCGGGTCTTACTGCTGCGGGACAAGCGGCTATCAAAAAGATTGCTGAAGCGGCGTCCGCAAAACAAGTCGATGCTGCGCTTAAAACCGTATTGGCTGGGCGAACGGCGCAGAACCAAATGCTTCGCGACGCGGCTATAGACGCGGCCAACAATCGTCTGCGAGCGATTATCGCGGCTGGAATGTCCGTGCAGAGCGCTGAAAGTAACCGCAACGCGATGTCGAGGTGACGTGCCGTGCTTGACGATCAGACCTTCAAAGTGCTCGGGGCCATCATGCAATGGATCATCGCGCCAGTGGCCGCGTTTGTCTGGGTTATCTACCGCCAGCAACAGGCGCATGAGACGGCCATCGCGGTTCTGCAAGCCCAGACCGAGACTGCGCGCACGGCCCACGACCGCGAGATCAAGGAGATCCGCGAGACAACGCGGGCCATCATGACGAAGCTCGACAGCATCGAGGAGGCACTACGCAAATGAAGCTCAACAGCGCGTCCTTCGCCAAGCTCAAAGGCGTCCATCCCGACCTGGTGCGCGTCGTGCTGCGCTGCGCCGAAGACTGGGCCGAGGCCGACACGGGTTTCGTCGTCACCTGCGGCGTGCGCACGCTGGAGGAGCAGAAGATCCTCAAGGCCAAGGGCGCCAGCAAGACGTTACGGTCCCGACATATCCCAGCGGCAAATAGTTTTTCACATGCCGTCGATCTGGCCTGCACGATCAAGGGCGCGGTGCGCTGGGACTGGCCGCTGTACGACAAGCTGGCCAAGCGCATGAAGGCCGCCGCCAAGAAGGAAGGCGTGCTGCTGGAGTGGGGCGGGGCGTGGACAAGTTTCAAAGATGGGCCACATTTTCAACTGCCGTGGGTCCAGTATCCCGGCACCAAGACAGGAGCGAAGACATGACGAAGGAAATGGTTTGGGGCGTAGTGCGCGCCATTCTTGCGGCTGGTGGCGGTTACGTTGTCGGCACCGGTGTTATTGACGCCACCGCCATGAACGAGATTATCGGCGCGCTCGGTGTCATCTTCGCCGCTGGCTGGTCTATCTGGGCCAAGAAGTGAACTGGCTTGAGATTGCCGCCGTCGCTGTGCTGTTGATCGGCATTGGCGCTGGTGGCTTTCTCGTTGCCCAACGGCCGTCCTTCTGGATCGGCCTAGTCACGGCTGCTGTACGGCCCGTTCTCCCTCTTCTTCTGGCGTTATTGGCCAAACGGATGCCTCCCGAACAGGAGCAGGCGTGGCGGGATTGCATCCGCCGTGGCGGCGAGTGGGATCATCATCGGAAGCGGTGCAAGAGGTAAGCCACCGCTCGATCAGCGTGGCGTAGCCAGCGATGTCCCGCCAGTGATCGGACTCGTGCGGATTGCCTGACAAGATGCGGCCAATCTTGCTGGCGATCAACTCCAGCGTCTCGCGCTGGGGATCGTCAAGCGTCCTCCAGTTCTTGCCGCGGCGCATGGCGTCCTTCAGTTCCTGTGCCATCATAGACACTTGATAATAATCGCCGTGGGTCTTCTCGCGTTCGTCTAGAATGTCATTCATCTCTCACCGCCCTTACAGTCAATTCCATACCCAGAACGTTATAGCATGCCTCCAGTTCCGCAACGCGCGGGCAGTGCCGCGTTCGCCAGCCCTTGAACGTGTTTCGTGCGATGCCCGTCCGTTCGGCCATGTCGGTGACGCCGATCCGCTGGCTGTTCATCTCCGCGTACAGCCGCCGCACCAGCGGGTGCGCGTGCTGCGGGATGGGCATGTGCCGGAAACGCCTCATTGCTTGTCTCCTGAGAGTGCGGCGAGAATTTCCTTGCGTTCACGCACCGCGCGCAGCGTCGTGTAGCGCTGGTGGATGCGCACCGCGTAGGTCGGACGCTTGTGGACCTCGACCTCCTCGTCCAGCATGGCCTTGACCTGGTGCTCGTCACGCATCGCCAGAACCACGTTCAAATCGTGCCAATTCCAACTCATCCTTTCAACTCCTCCAGTGCAATGTCCGATATGGCGCGCTTGTCGGCAAGGGCCGCCCAAATGCGCTCGTCGATGGTCTTGTTCGTCAGCAGGACGTAGACCCATACGTCGCGCTCCTGCCCGCTGCGGTGCAGACGGCCGACGACCTGCTCGTAGAGTTCCAGCGACCACGGCAGCGACAGGAACACCAGGTGGTGGCCGCCGTGTTGCAGGTTGAGGCCGTGGCCCGCCGACTTGGGGTGAACCGCCAGCAGCGGGATCTTGCCCGCGTTCCAGCGCTCGATCACGTCGGCGCCGTCGTCCAGCGTCCACAGCCGCCCAGGATAGCGGCGCTTCAGTTCCGCCAGCTCCTCGATGAAGTTGTAGACGATCAGCGTGTTGGCCCGCTGGTTGCCCTCCAGCACCTCGTCCAGCAGGTCGAAGCGGTGCGTCGAGAACCAGTGCGCCGCCTTGGTGACCTTGAACTGGCCCGCGGTCTCGGACGCCGTTGAGACGCTATCGTAGACCCAGCCGCTGGCCATCTGTTGGAGCTTGGTCGTCACCGCAGCGGCCGACGGCGCGCTGATCTCCTTGCCCTGCATCTCGACCACGAACTCCTTTTTCATCTTCTCGTATGGCTCGCGGTCGGGCAGGTCGCAGCGCATCTCGACCACATGGCACGGCGGCAGCTTGTCCTTGTAGACGCCGGGCTCCAGCACGAACGTCGCCGGGCGGATGCGGGTCATCACCTGCTCCAGCGCACCGCGGCGCGGCATCCACTCACCAAAGTCGCGGTTGATGCAGACGAAGTACTGCTGAAGGAACGCGCCCTTGGCGCGACCGAGCAGCTTTTCGTCGATCACCTTGCACTGGCCGAACACGTCCTCCAGCCCGTTGGACGTGAACGAGCCGGTCAGGCCCCAGCGGATCTTGAAGCGGTCGAGCACCTTCAGGAGCGACTTGAAGCGCATACCCGAAGGGTTCTTGAGCCGGGTCAGCTCGTCGAAGACGATGCCGTCGAAGTCACCCTCGGGCATCTTGTCGAGGTTGTCGTAGTTGAACACGACGATGTTCACCTTGGCCGCGAACGCCGCCTTGCGCTGCGCCGCGTTGCCGATGGCAACCGCCATGGTCAGGTCGGGCGCCCACTTCTTGCGCTCGACTGGCCACACGTCGGTGCAGACGCGCTTGGGCGCCACGACCAGCCACCGCTTGGCGTGGCCATCCCGCTTCATCTCGGCCATGGCCCGCAGCGTGATGGCCGTCTTGCCCGCGCCCACAGGGGCCAGGATCATGGCGCGGTCGCGTTCGTAGAGGAACGTCACGGCGTCGTTCTGGTAAGGTCTAAGGGCGAGCGTCAAGATAGGCTCCGATCACTTCTGCCGCTGCTTGCGGGACGATGGCATTGCCGTAGGCGCGCAGGCGTCCCACGCGGGCGGGAGCCCCATGAGCCAGCGGGAATGTGCCGGGTTCAACTGGCCGCCACTTTCCATCGCGGCAGTGGAGCCAGTCAGCATCTCGCCAGTGGCCGTTAGTCGGGCGGGGCCGGTCAGCATGTGCGCCTGTTTCGCTAGGTTGCTTTGAGACGCACCCGGCCTGCTCCATTCCCGTGCCATCGCTTCCGGCGACATGCGGCTCTGATTGTCGTCCTGCACCGATGGGGTGCCCCAGCCCGCCATCTGCGCCGCCCCACCCATCAGCAGTTCGCCCTTGCGATTTCCGCCCCGGCTCGTCTGCCCGCCCGTCATTGTGTTGGGCGTTGGCCAGCCCGCCAAGTTCGCCTGTCTCGGCAACTGGTCGAACCGCTCCGAGCCGTCCTCCCTCGGCCTGATGTCCGCGCCGCTGTCCTTCCAGTCCCTGGTGGTGGTGGTCACCCAGCCGGTCAATGCCGCTTGGGTGTTCAGCCCTCCGCTGCGCGTCCCATCCAGTTTCCTGATTCCGTTCATGTCGCTCGTCGTTGGCGTCAGCCAACCGCTCTCCAACAAACCAGAGGCGCTGGCGGATGTGCGGTGCGCCGACGCCCGCAGCGCACAGATCAGCCGCCCCAAGGGCGTAGCCCGATGCTTCCATGTCAGACTGTACAGTGTCGAGCCAGCCGAGGCCGTCCTTGCTCGCAACCTGCTCTCCAAAGACAACTGGAGGATGGCACTCGGCGATGAGCCGGTGGAACTCAGGCCAGAGGTGACGCTCGTCGGCAAATCCTGCTCCCTTTCCGGCGGCGCTGAAGGGCTGGCAGGGGCAGGAGCCGGTCCAGACGGGCCGGTCGTCGGGCCATCCTGCGAGACGGAGGGCGTAGGACCAGACGCCGATACCGGCGAAGAAGTGGCACTGCGTGTAACCCTTGAGGTCGCCCGAAGCCACGTCCCGAATTGATCTGTCATCTACGTCACCTTCCGCTATCAGTTTACTGTCGATCAGGTTGCGCAGCCATTGGGCTGCGTAGGGGTCGAACTCGTTATAGTATGCCGCCATTCGTCTATCTCCGTTTTTGACCATAGTGTCGTGTAGTTTTGTCCGAGTTCCTTCATGCGGGCCGCGAAGAGTTTCTGGAGCGGTGACAGCCGCCCGCCGGGGGCTTTGAGTTCCACGAACCACACGACGCCGCCTGGCAGGCAGGCGATGCGGTCGGCCACGCCGCGGTGGTTGGGCGACTTGAACTTGTAGGCCGTCCCGCCCATGCGCTGCACCGTCCAGACGAAGTACTTTTCGATCTCACTTTCGCGTACCATGACCATCCTCTAACAAACAATGCTTGACAGGTCAACAAGAAATCTGTAACGGTTGACGAAACAACAGGAGACGACAATGGACGAGATCGCAGAAATTGATTTGAAAATTGCAGACGCAAAGGCGCGCGTTAAAGAACTGCAAGCGGAAAGACGAATGTTGCTGCAAAAAAAAGCGCACATTGTAGCCGCGACAAGCGCCAAACGCGGCGTATTTATAGACATTGACCGCGTAAAGTTAAGTTGGACCGATTTGAGTTTGAGGTCGCGCAACGTCGTGCGGTTTATGGGCGCTGAAACAATACACGGGCTAGCACAACTGACCGAGCGGGATATACTTCGGGAGCCAAACGCAGGTGCTGTGGTTGTGGAAGAGATAAAGGACTTTTTGCTTCAGTTTGGTCTTACATTGAAGGGTGGCGAATAATGGCCCAACACTCTAACATCGTCGGCGGCTCGACCGCCAAGCGTGTCATTGCGTGCCCCGGCAGCGTCGCGCTTGTGCAGCAGGTGCCGCCCAAGCCGTCCAGCAGTTACGCCGACGAGGGCACGCTGCTGCACAACGTCATCGCCACCATTCTGGAGACGACCAAGAGGCCCGAGGAGTTCCTTGGGTTGATGTACAACGGCATCGAGTTGACGGAGGACCGGCTGGAGCGCAAGCTGCTGCCCGCGTTGGCGGTGCTGGATGAGATCGACCCGGATGGACAGTTGGAATACGCGGTCGAGCAGGTGGTGGGCTTTGGTGACGCTCTCCCTGGTGTTTTTGGTTCCGCCGATCTTGTTGGCCGGATTGGCAATCGCGGCATTCTGCTGGACTGGAAGTTTGGCGATGGCGTGCCTGTCGAGGCTGAAGAGAACCCGCAGGCGCTCTTCTACACGGCTGCCGCACTTCGCACCGAGGCGACACGCTGGGCCTTCGAGGGCGTCGAGACGGTCGAGGTGATCATCGTGCAGCCGCCGCATGTGCGGCGCTGGGTGACGGACCTCGACCGGGTGCGCCGCTTCGAGGCCGAACTGATCATGGCTGTCAAGACCGCGCAGCGGCCGGACGCGCCGCTGGCGACCGGCGACCACTGCCGCTGGTGCGCTGCCAAGTCGATCTGCCCGCTGGTGAACGGTGCCGTCGAGCGCGCCAAGCGCGAGAACATCAAGGCGGTCAACGTGGACCGTCTGACGGAGGCGCTGGCCAGCATTGAGCTGCTGGAGGGCTGGATCAAGGACGCCCGCGAGATGGCTGTGACGCTGTTGGAGGCGGGTGTTGAGGTGCCCGGCTGGAAGATGGTCCCGAAGCGGGCCACGCGGCAGTGGGTGAACGAACAGGCGGCATTGACAGCCCTTGCCGAAGCAGGCTGTAGTGCTACGGAATTGACGGAGTTGAAGAGCCCGGCGCAGGTCGAGAAGGTGCTGAAGAAGCACAAGCTCGCCATGCCGGAGGGGCTCATCACCGCCGTCTCATCGGGTGACACGCTGGCAACCGCGGATGATCCGCGCCCGGCGTCGTTGCAGGTCGGCAAGCATCTCGCTGCTGCCCTTGGTAAACTTGTCTAAGGAAGGACAATAAGATGAACGCTATCGTGTTTTCTAAGGCCAATCTTCCCTCCGTCCAGAACCTGTCGCAGGCACTGCGCTCGCTTGATGCGAGCGTTGGCGGCGGCGACAGCGCTGCGATCCTCAAGATGGACAAGACCGGACACTGGGTGTTCGGCGCTGACCAGACC